GTGCCTATCCCTTCGGTTATCGTCAAGGCGATTGAAGTTTTGAAGAAACAGGCAGAAAGCGAGGATAAAGAAAATGAGTAATTCAGGATTGGTTGTATATACCAAACTTTCACCGAACCATTCCGGGCAGCGTACACACAGCATTGACCGGATCACCCCCCATTGTGTGGTGGGGCAGCTTTCTTGTGAATCAATTTGTGGGTGCTTCACAAGCCCGGATCGGGAAGCAAGCTGCAACTATGGTATTGGTACGGATGGGCGAATTTCTCTTTGTGTAGAGGAAAAAAACCGTTCTTGGTGTTCTTCCAGCAATGCCAACGATCAGCGGGCGGTTACAATCGAATGTTCTTCTGACAAAACCGCCCCCTATGCAATGACGGATGCGGTATATGCCGCCCTGATTGACCTTTGCACCGACATTTGCAAGCGTAACGGTAAAAGTAAATTGCTTTGGTTTGGGGATAAGGATAAAACCCTTGCCTATGAACCGAAAGCGGATGAAATGATTATTACCGTTCACCGCTGGTTTGCAAACAAGAGTTGCCCCGGCGATTGGCTTTATAACCGTTTGGGCGATCTTGCGGCAAAGGTTACTTCCCGTTTGGGCGGCGGTTCACAGCAGCCTTCCGGCACTCTTTACAGAGTACAGACCGGGGCATACAAGCAGAAAGCAAACGCTGATGCACAGCTTGCAAAGGTAAAGGCGGCGGGCTTTGATACTTACATGGTTCAGGCGGGCGGCTATTACAAAATTCAGGTTGGAGCATATAGCAAGAAAGAAAATGCTGATGCTATGGCGGCAAAGCTGAAAGCAGCCGGATTTGATACCTATATCACTACGGAACAGGGAAAAGCCGTTTCTTCCAGCGGGGGAACAGCAGCGGCTTCCCTTGCGGTTGGTGATAAGGTGAAGCTGACTTCCAATGCCCCGGTATATGGCAGCAGCACAAAATTTTCTTCGTGGGTGTATTCTTCAACCCTTTATGTGCGTGAAATCAGCGGCAACAGGATTGTAATTTCCACGCAGAAAACCGGGGCAATTACCGGGGCAGTTGATAAGAAGTATTTGACAAAAATCTGATACTAATTTGTTACTAATTGCCCCCGATTTTGCCCGCTTTGCACCGCTTTATATATTGAACAACCCTGAAAATATCGGGGTTTTCAGCGGTTGTAAAACGGGCTGAATTATGGTATAATAAACACAGAAACGGCGGGAAACCCTGATTTTTCGGGGCTTCCCGCCTTTTTTGTTACTAATTTGTTATTAGTTCAATGTTCAATTTGAGTTCTTCTATATTTTTATGGGTGTAAACCCGTTCCCCTGTTCCCTTCGATTTATGCCCCATAATTCGATCAATACACACCTTGTTTGCCCCGGCAGAATCAAGGCGGCTTCTGAATGTGTGGCGGCACTCATGCGGGGTATGTTGCATTTTCAGCTTCCCCATGATTTCAGCCCACAATGCCCGGTATTGGGTTTGATTCAGCTTCTTCCCGTTGTACTCAAACAAATAGCCGCTTTTGGATTGTTCAACCCGCTTTTGAACTATGGGCTGAATTTTTGAATGAATTGGAACTATCCTGTTTTTTCCCGCCGCTGTTTTCGTTCCCCCGGTTATGGTTTGGGCTTCGAGATCAACCGCTTCCGTTTTCAGGGCAATCATTTCCGAAATCCTGAACCCCGTATAGAGAAAGAACAACACAGAATCAACCCATTCCAATTTTTCATTTTCCCAAAGCCGGGAAACTTCTTCATCCGTGAAAATTTCCTTGCTTGTTTCAGGGATTGGATCAGAGGTAAGCAGATCAGAACAGCATTTTGAAATTATATCAAGTTCCATTGCAAAACGGTCAAGATGCCCGAAAAGGTTTTTTATCGCCCCTTGTGTGGAATACCCACAACCGCAGCTATCAATGCAATCTTGCATTTGGTATGATTTGATTTGCTTATACTTCATTTTGTTCAGCTTGGAACAATGCTTGTATGCTGATTTCAAGGAACTTCTGTTTGATTCGCCTAATTTCACAGCTCGCTTTTCAAGCCATAAATCATAGAGTTCTTGAAAAGTGATTTTATCCGTTTCAATATCCCACGGATCATTGTTGTAATTGGCAAGCATTATCAGCCCTTCTTCCCGTGTAGCAGCGTAACCAATGGGCTTTTGCCTTCCTGATATACCTTCCTTCACAATATAGGGCTTTCGCCTGTTCCCTGACAGCTTCGTTACTGTTCCATATCCATTCGGATTTTTCATAACTTCACCGCCTATCTTGAAAAATCAGCCGTGAAGTGATATAATATAGACAGACCGCCTAAATCACTTCATCCTGATTTGTGGTCGATACCGAACCCCTGATTGTTGCAGCAATCGGGGGTTCATTTTTTTTTTTTTCACAATGAATAATTCGTTTCGCTGTTCAAAGTCATGTGCTGAAAATCAATGAATTTTCCGTATTCAGCAGCAGTACCCCAAAACGCAAGGCGTTTTTCTTCACCGTTCTTTGAAATATAATCA